TGTAGTAATTTCAGAACTCATTGTTATCTCCATTACTAAAGTTAATATTAAATGTACTTGGTGAATTGCCCTGAAATCACAGGATTCGATTGAACACAAATAGGTGAGGTCTTTTCAGATTGTCTCGTGTCCAATCACTATAATAATGGGAGAAGGGAATTGCGTCAACCTAGATACTGAAATAGTCTTTGCACTTCTGATACAGCATTAGTGTGACTTGGATTGTACTTGTCATGATATGGGTGCTTACTATCAGCCATGATCGAGTTTATCTGAGCCTGTGCATCTTGAGGAGTGATACCAAATTTATTAGAGTTTCCATCCGTAAAAGAATCTTCTGACAAACTCTCACCCATCTTAGCGAACGCTTTTATCAAGTTTGGATTGTTGCCTAAACCTGTTTCATCAAGAAAAGATGTAAGCCCATCATCGCCATAGTGATTGACCGCTGCTTGCGCTGCTTTCAATTTGGAATCATACGCTGACCCCCACTCAGATTTTAAACTATCTGTCGCTTGCTTTTCGGTAACTTCTTTCTGAGTCTGGTAGTCGGTAATCATCTGGGTATTCGTTTCCGTATACCAATCAAAAAGTTTCTGAGCTTGCTTAGGAAGTATACCTGCACCGTGAGCAGCGTTCTTAAAATTAGAAAAAAAGTCCTTATCAAAGTCCTCTGTTTCCGTAAAATTGATGTCGTAGTCATCTGGTTTTTCTGGTAGTCCCAATTTCTTAAAGACATCATTCCACTCATTTTCTTCTGCGTATTTATTAGGAACCATGATCTTATCAGTACCGATCATTTTCTGAGCATTAACATAAGACTTAGCTAAATTATCTACAGTCTGAATTGCTTCCATACTGGGATCTTCTCTAACCTCTTCAGGTAAAGCGTCCTTCCAATTTGTCTCAGCCTCATTAGGGGTAGTCTCTTCCCCACTCGTCAGTGTACTCTCGGTCATAGTTAAAACCTTCCTCTACCTGTTCAAGTAATTTCCGTTCATCTGTTTGTAATATAGACATGATCCTAAGGGCAGCATTCCGATGCCCTTCTCTCAGAATAGTCTCATGCTCATTCGTTACACAGAACGTACTGTCTAACACATAATTGTTTCTTATGATATCCCATAAAACCCTTTTTCCTTCTTCCGAGGAAAACACAGTCTTATAGTCAGATGTGATGTCTAACTTTTTTGTGGCAAGTTTTTTTCTAGGCACTAAGCCCCCTGCTGTTGCATTAGAGGAGCAGCTTTTCCGGCCATCTCAGCTACCTGCTGAGCTTCTGCCATCTGCTGCATTTGTTGCTGCTGTTCTTGGCGTTCTACTCTATCCTGAACAACATCGTCAAACGGTCTTAGCATTTGCTCAGGTAAGCCATACGCTTTAGAAACGTACCGAATAGCTTGATCTCCGTTTACGTTATCCATGATCTCAGGCTGAAGCTGAATCATCGGACCGATAACATTCATAACTTTTATGAGCGTATCTGCATCAGCACTCTTCTGTGCTTTTGCTATCTTAGAGCTATACTGTACTTGTAAATCTCTATCCTCCAATATCTCAGGAACTTCCTCAAACATATTTTTTCTAAACATAATCGCAAACAATCTATTGATTAGCGGCTTAAGAAGTTCATAATGCTGACGACCTAGGATCGGACCTAGAAGCCTAAGCTTCTCTTCTGTCCTCTGAGCTACTTCTGTAGCAGTCATCTGAGGACCAGTGTTTAACTGAAGCTGATCTATAAAGAACGCTTCCCTGATTCTAGCGTTAATTTGTTCTGTAAACTGGACCCCAAAGTCAACTCTACTTCCGGTCTGAAGCGGAGTAACAGGCTGAGCGCCCGGTCTATAAAAGTTAATCGCTCCGGGAGCAGTCTTAAACGGCATCATATAGCCATCATCTGGCATAAGAAGAGGCGGATCTACTACCTTCTGAGCAGACCGAATAGTTGTTTTCGCTACTACGTTAGTCATCTTAATATCAGGTAGGGCCTTCATCCCCGGACTTCTTCCGTAAACTTCTCCGGCTATCTTAGTCCATCTAGGCACGACATACGGAAATTCCTTAAACCCACCTGTCTTTAAAGGGATCTTCCTATCAACAAGGATATAAACACTCTTATAAGTGAACCCTCTCTGATCAAACTCATCGTCCTTTTCTACAGGTTCAACGACATGAAGGATCTCTAGCTTCTGCGAATCTCTGTTTTTTAGAAAGCCCTCTAGCTGACTATCAAACATCTCAGTCCCAAACTCTTCTGCGATCTGATTCACATCAAGCTTAAAACTTCTATATATTGTATTAATGTTGCCCTGTGCATTTTCTCTAGCATAAGCTTCGTATATTGGGCGTGTCTGAAACTTGACGACCTCTTCTTTATCCTCTTCGATCCTCATTAGACCTGTCCCAAAACAGCCTAGATCTAAGTAAAGCTCATGTATATTGGTATGAAAGTTAGAGGTGTTCAAAACATTATGCATTTGCTTAACAGTGTTCTGAAGCCAAAGCCTCACTTCATCATCCATATCAAGCTGTTCGTCACCTGTAGAAAGCTCAAACCACGTAGTCGCAGGGTTAGTAAGCATACCATGAAGTGCTGAAGCCAGTAGTTCATTAGAATGTATGGCCGTACTTTCGTAGACCCTCATCATCTTTTTCTCACCGGGCGTTCTCGTTCGGTACACATCGTCCTTACGAGGCAGTATGTACTGCGCACATTCTTCCCAATGAGAGTCCCAATTCATCCTGTCACTCTTCAATGCCTGAAACTTCTTGATATACTCTACGACCATTAGTATTTCCTTGTAATCAATGATTGCTTTCTAGCTCCGGGTCTCAACCTAGATTGTCTAATCGCTCCAAGCCGAGTCATCGACTTATTATATAGCCCTTGTATCCGATCTCTCTGACCTTGAGCCATTTCATTATACTCTTGTTCAACATCTTTTCTTAACTTTTCCCTATACTGCCCACCTCTCTGCATCCACCCTTTATGTCTTACGTCTTTTGTTTCTGTATAGGAAACAGGTTTTGCTTCAGACAATTCAGCTTCAGTTTTCTCCGTGAGCTGTCCACCCATTTTAGAAAAAGCTTCTATATCTGCCGCTTTATATTTCTGATAAACAGCGGTCCCTTGCTTCTTCTGAGATGCCGCTTGCCTTTCTCTGCTTGCTTGTTCTGATTGTGCAATTCCTGTCAACTTACCAACAGTGTTCCTTACCATTCCCTCAAAAAACTGACCCATATCTTTTAAAGGCTGCGCCTTGCTCATGTCTACCTCCTACAAAGTGAAAACATCATACTCGCTTTCTGCTTCTCTGTACCTGTTAAGCAAATTCGATTGTACTCTCTGCGAGTCAGGTCGTACACCCATTGCTAAGTACCTGAACGCATCAGCCCCATGAGAAGCCCAGTTATGCTTAGGCTTTTCCATAAAGATCTGATTCCTAGCGTCCCACTTCCTTTCGTACGCCATCAAAGCAGTGATACCTCTCTCACATTTATCCTTATCAAACCAACACTTTCCTAGGATCGTCCTTACAGCGTTGATCCCATCCTCGACCTTCCACCTTGGTAAAATATATAATCGTGTTAGTCCTAGAGTACGTAATGTTTCTTGTCTACTCTTACCAGTACCAAGCTCTCTTGCGTTTGCATCGTGAGGCAAGATGTGCTCTCTATAAGTATACGGCTTTTTATTTATTTCTGAAACAAACCAATCTAGTCCCTTACCACTCATCTCGATATAATCAATCAAGTGATATTCATGACCAACAGTTTGCAAGAACCAGATTGCAGTAGTGTCGCCAATACCTAAGTCCCAATATGTATCGACAAAGCAAGCGTTATCATAAGGGACTCTTGTTATCCGATTTTCTTCTTCTGCGACCAACATTTGTTTCTGATAATATGCGCCTGTATTCGCTGCTGTAAAACTGCACTCAAATTCTTGGAGGAACTCCTCCTCACTCATTTCATCCTTTGCAGCTTTAAGCTCATACTCGGAAAGAACTTTTGTCTCGCTAGCTCTATACGTGCAGACATACCATTCTGGATTTCGTTTTGCTTTGTTGTATAAATCAAAAAAATGATTTTGACCTTTCGGAGTCCCCAGAAAGATGGCCCAACCTGAACGGTCAGCAAGCGCAGGACGCACGATCTGTCCCCAAATGGTAGGGTCGCAGACCGCAAACTCGTCGAGTACAACGCCATCTAAGTATATCCCCCTCAAAGTATCAGGACTCTCAGAGCCAAGTAACATAAATCTTATTTTATCTTTAAGATGCGGTCTAGGAATATCCACCCTCAATTCAGCTTCATTAGGTTTTGCTCCGGGAATATCCTTCGTATATTCTTTCAAGTATTCCCATGCAATCCTCTTAGCTTGCCCATACGTGGGCGCTATATAGGCATATTGGGGGTTCTTTAAAGAACAGCGCAATGCCCGATCAATTGACTCGTTTATTGATAGGACCGTTTTTCCGAACCGCCTATGCAACACAAGCACATTAAACCTTTTCATATTCTGATGAATAATTCTTTGCAAAGGTCTAGGGTTATACCCTGTTGAAATCCTCTTAACCTTAGAACTCTCTACGGCTTCCACATGGACACCTTTTGATAACCGGGAAAGTCTCCGACTCCGTTCGCTCCTCACCCATTATGTGAATATTAAAGATACAAAGATAACGTCTAGTCCTCTTCCATATATACAAGACCATGCCTACAAATCCTATCAAGGTTATAACCAGTCAGGTGATTTTTATCCTCTTCCTCTATACCATCCCACAAACACAAATACTCAGGGATCTCTTCATTCGGAACCAACTCCATCGTCACCATCTTTATTATCTGGCTTTCCTTTTTCATCAATAGCAATCGTATCATCAATGCCTGTGTACTCCGCTTTGATTGGTTGATCTCTTCCTATTCCTGTATCAATCAAGATCTGCAACGGATTATCTTCGTCAGCAGCTATCACACTCTTAGGGGAATATCTTTGCGGATTAGCTTTCTCCGCAAGCCATTTATACGATTCTACCTTAAGTCTCTCGCCCGGCACATCCTCTTTAGGTATGCCTTCAAGCTGAGCTACTTCTAAAACTTTGTCAGCATAAGTATCGGCAGCATCTTGTTTGGCCAAGGAAAACGCTTCTTTAAAATCCGATTGGGATCTTCTCCAATGATAAATAGTCGTCACTGATTTTATTGGCAAACGATCTACTATCTGCTTTAACGTCAAGCCTTCACGTATAAGCACACACACCGCTTGACCCATCTCCGGTCTGTACTTACTCGTCAAACCTGCTACATCCATTCCTACAAAATCTTCTGGCAACAATTCCATATCTTTTGATTCCTCATCAGTCGTCACAGCACCTCCCCTATATTCTTTTTACTCAGAATGTCTACGCTTGTCTAATAGTGTGTAGCGTTAAAGTATTTCAGAAATCTATCCGCAATTTTTCAAGGGACCGCTAACGTAATAAAGAAAACAGAGTTTGGGGGGTCACCCTCTTCCTTCTTTTTGTCTATTTTTTCTTTCTCTTTTTATCAAGATCAAGATGAGGAAAGTAATGGTAGTTATCTTTTTATATGTAGTGGTTTTGCTGAAAAAGTTGAGGGCTTCTATGTTTATAGAAATTATTTGACGCTTTTCGTAATATAGTTCTTGCTTTTATTTTATTAATTGCTAGAATGACTCTATGAGTTATTCTAACAATTAATATAAAAGGAGTCGTTTATGTATATGTATCATCATTTAATTAATTCAGAGATTAAAGAGAGTCGCTTGGAATATTATATAGAGTCTCTAAGAATTGTAGGCCGTAACATTATAGTCACCTTCAAATCAAAGAAACATATAGATATTAATGTCCGAGTTGTGGGGAAAAGTGTCAACGATATTCTAGAACAACTCAACGTCAAAGCAGAAGTCTTATCAAAATTCTATAAGTAACACCTTTTCAAAAATTCCAGTCTTATCATTAACGCCTCAAGTTGGGGCGTTTTTTCTTACTTTTCGCTCTTTGTTAAGTGTTCACACTTTTCACGCTTGTTCACACTTTTTAAGGCTATTTCAAAAAGTTTTATTTTTAAAGTTTATATATATACACTTCTTAAAAAAACACTAAAATTTTACTTTCTAAAAAGAGTTTATAGAGAGAAAAAGTGTAGCAGTGTGAACAAACCCCATTTTCCTGAATAAAAAGGACCACTTAAGTGTTCACACTTCGTCAAAAAAAAGTGTGACAAAAGTGTTGCTGCTGCGTCGCTCTCGCAAAAAGTGTGAACACATTTTTCACTACTTAAAAGGACACACCACACAATTTATTGGCACAACACCCCATTCCCTGAATTTCTTACAATTGCAAATAACACGGTGTTTTTGCAATAACTCACTGATATTTGACGTATGTTTCATTATCTCGACAACTATTTTCCACCTAAATAGCTTTATGCATTAAGATAAAACTATAAGTTTTAACATTAAGCATTAAGGGGAGTTTATGAAAAACGCCTACAAATTAATGAAGAAGTATTTAAGGTTAAGGGGAACCCTTGACGCTTTAAGGTATGGGAAAATAAATTCCATTGACCGTTTTGGCAAAAAATACACTCGATTAAACAGGGCTGAC